TGAATTCATTTTGACCTACTTGTGTATATGTGTAGTTGTTTATATGAACGTGAACCAACTTTTGGTCTAGTTTACTAACAAAGTTGGCCATTTCATTTAACTTGTAATTTTCTTGTATATCATGAAACTCTATTACGATGCCAGAAAATTTCTTTGTGTGTATAATTATATTATCTAGTATGTCATATTCAGAACCTTCAATATCACACTTTAGAAAAATATTATCACCTTTATCTTTCATAACCTGATCGAAAGTTGTTTCTTCGTCAGAATTTCTTTTACCAATATTCTTTGCTATATGTTGCTTTGTACCTGTAAAAAACTGTTTATGTGATTCGTATATTCCTTTATCCTTTAGCATTTCATCATTAACAGAATTATCATAACCATACAAAGGACAATTATTAATATTGAGAAACTGTTCTTCAAATGACCAATCATCATTAATACCAAACGATAACAAACATTCACTTTTCAATATGTCACTTTTATTAACAAGGTAACCACCATCATTGTCTTTACCAACTCGAATCAAATCAGAACAATAATATGGTTGTAATAATCTAGGCAACTTTATTGTTCTCATTACCATTCTCCTGACCAATGTTTAATATTCGATTCAGCGTAAAATTGTCTTTTTATATTTTCCCAATCAATAATTTTTTCACCTCTATAAACTATCGTATCGTTTGGTGGACTTTCTCTGTAAGTTTTAATAAAAGATATTTGCTCTAGGTACTTTCGCATTTCATTAAATTTCTCAACACCAGGATTCGTATTAATCATTTCACCAAATATTACCATAGTCAATGCGTGCATGTATGTTTGTGGTCCTAAAAAGAAAACATTCTTATGGCCTTCATACCGCCTCTTTAAAATCAGTTCAATCGTTTGTGCTTGAATAGGATTTTTTGGTTCAGTTAACATAAAGTCTTGTGAAAAATCCCAATCTAAACAGGTTGGTAATACACACTTTATACCATCAGTTACAATTTCTGATAACGGCACATTATAAAAACGATCAATGTCCATGTAAAGACCACCTTCATTGTATAACTTAAATAATCTCCACAGGTCACTCTTTTCAACTATATGTATATCTTTAATTAGATTGTAATCTCTTTTGTTTAAAGTGTTTCTAAGATACTCATCGATTTCATTGTCATCATATACGGTGACCGTCCAATCTGGATTCAGATCAATGAGTTTACGTAATCCATTAAGAATGAGTGGTGATTGACTATTCACCACATCTTTGGTCTTCCAGGCAACGTGTGCAATCTTTGGTATGGAGCTCATTATAAATACATTTATGAATAAAAACTTATATGATATCTTAGGCGTTTCTAAAAATGCAACATTTGAAGAAATCAAAGCCAAATACAAATCTCTTGCTCAACAACATCATCCAGATAAAGGCGGCGATCCTGAATTATTCAAGGAGATAAAAAACGCCTATGAAGTTTTAAGTGATCCTGTCAATAGAAAAAAATATGATACAACGGGTCATTATGAATCTGGTACAAGTCTCCGTGATCAAGCTCTAGAACAACTCAGCCGTTTATTCTTCAATCTACTTCCAAATATTAATCCTGATCTTGATGATCTAATACTCATCATGAAAAATGAAAGTAGGCGAGAAAAACTAAACATAAACAATAATATCAATACGTGTAACGGTTATATATTTCGACTAAAAAAGATAATTAAAAAAATCAAAAAGAAAAATGATCAAGGTGAAAATTTACTAAAGATGTTTGCTGAGAATCAATTAAAGAATCATGAAAATGAATTGCAAAACTTTATACGTCAAATTCAAATAGTTGATATGGTAATTGAAATGCTTGAAGATTACCAATATGGTGACGTTGCAACATTAATTGAAAACTTTATGAATCCTTCTTCTCAAAATAGTTAATGGTGCCGGTTGTCGGATTCGAACTGACCACCTACTGATTACAAATCAGTTGCTCTACCAAATGAGCTAAACCGGCTTCGAAGTCAATGCTGTAATCCGTCTTTGTATTTTTGCTTTATCTTTTGGCTTGCTAGATTTTTCTAGCATATCATTGAGTTGCTTAAGGTTTAAAGGTCCTAATCTTGGCTTTCCATTTTTGGTCAGCATTGGATTTTTCTTTTTAGTTTTTGAAACTGCCATGATATAGTCCTTAGAAAGTGGAGCGGTGGCTTAGATTCGCACTAAGTGAGTAGATTGGACACCTACTCTGGTTCTATACCCCGACCGCATATAAAGATTGTAACATTATATAGGTTGATTGTCAATAGATATTTGTGGTATATTTCGCCATGCTATTGGCTCTGGTAATAATGGTGCATCCGGATTCCGTATATCTGCAAACACTTCCCATAACTTTTCTTTAATGGCAAATTTACTAAACAAACCGATTGACACACCATATGCCTCTATTTCCCATGGTTCATCATAATAATCTATATTTTCGGTAATTCTTTGGCCTCTCCAACGAGTGCCATATTCATTTGTTTCACCATACGCATACTGTTTAACATGAACCATTTCATGAGCTAATGTTTCCAATATGTCATGTGAACCAGCTATAGGATTTAATTCAATCTGAAATTCTCTAGGTTTATTGCTTTCATTATAATTAATAACGTCTGCATAACCTAAAGCGTCTATTTTAGAGTCAAACTTAATCCGAACAAAGATATTTTCCAACATCTTTGGTGTCATTAATTGTTCAGCATAAAACATAGCCGCTCGCCTGACGTAAGGACGAAAGCGTTTCTTATCGGGACATCCGATGATACTGAGTTGCATCTGAGGTTTCTCCTGTGAAAACCGACACTTCTCAAATATTTAGGTGCTCTCTAGATTTCACCAGGTGAAATTTGTTCTACTTCAACACCACATTTGTTTAAGAAGTCTAGGCCGATGGTATCCCGATAAGATTTTCGGTAATATACTTTTTTAATACCAGCGGTATAGACTTGTTTGGCACAATGAATACAAGGAGCATGGGTCAGGAACATGGTGGAACCATCTCCAGATTCACTGCCTTTAGCCAGTTTGGCGATGGCATTGGCCTCTGCGTGAATCACTTCGTCCTTGGTTTTGGTGATAACTCCGCCATCTTCATGTATTTCTACCACTTCTTCACACTCATTGGTCCATCCGGCAGGCATACCATTGTAACCAATAGATATGATTCTATCATTTTTGACAATGATAGCACCAACTTGTAATCGTTTGGCGGATGATAGTTTGGCAAATCTTTCTGCCACATCCATATAAGCGTCAATAAATTTTTGTTTCATAGTTTTGGTGGGCCGTGTAGGACTCGAACCTACGACCAAAGGATTATGAGTCCTCTGCTCTAACCAACTGAGCTAACGGCCCTAATTGGTTACCACGATCCGTCATCGATCCATATTCGAATTGTGATGGGTAGTAATTCAACAATATAAGATGTCGATATTTCCCATGCATCATTATCACTACCTTTACTAAAATGTAATCTCCAATGAAACGGATTTAGTTTCAATGTAATATTACAACCAGAATATCTTAACCATTTCATTTTAACATCTCAACAACTGGTTGTGGAATATTCAACTGACTTCTGATATATCGATCTTTTAGCATATCAGGAATGTTTAGATAAGGTTCTTCTAAAAAGAATGGACAAGGCCCACCCCATTTATTCTCTGAAAGAAATGTTTTAAACAACTCCACATCTTTCTTATTCTTTGGATCAAAAATTCGTTTTTGATTAGTAATCAATTGATGTTGATTTAAAAAACTCATTTTACAAACTCCACATTATCTTTACGCAGATAGTGAATCTGCTTTGTATTAACATCTTTGGTTACTGGAATAAAAGTTACACCTTCGATTTCTTTATTTTCCCATAAAGAAGAAGTGTAGTAGATATCAAAGTTCGTCTTAGAACGAACCTTACGAATAATTGGTTTCACTTTTTTCATAATATAATATATTGTATCACAAGAATAGGGGGTTGTCAAGACCCCCTATATGTTTACCGACTTTTTGGATAATTCAACTGTTCCCATTCCTCATCGGAGACAGGCCACCAGTTAGTCATCTTTCTTTTCCTTAATGGCAATCTTTTTAATGGTATCTTGAGTTTGCACAAGATTTTCCAACCAGACACGTAACATACCATTTACCATTTCAGCTTGACCGATTTCAATCTTGTCAGCGATGGTAAAAGAACGTGTGAAGTCACGGTTAGCAATTCCCTTAAAAAGGAAGTTTTCATCCGATTTAAGATCATTTTCTTTTGCAGCACCTTTGATGACCAATTTATTACCTTCAAGTGTGATTTCAATATCAGACTTGGCAAAACCAGCAACTGCCATTTCAATGACATACTTGTTTTTGCTTACTTGTTTGATATTGTATGGAGGATACGATGGTACATTCTTAGCTACATTTTTGGTAACTTCTTCGATATCTTTGAAGAATTTATCGTAACCAACTGTGAATGGATCCAACGTTTTGTGAAAGTCAAATAGACTTGGTAATAGACTTGTAGTCATGTTTAATGCTCCTTAGTTAAGCGAGTTTATCAAAATTATAGGCCCCTGAGGCACCTACATCCATATTTATAACACAAAAAGCCTATTTTGTCAATAGGCTCCTGGTTTTTTACCAATATTATACTTGGGTACCAAATTCCAATCATCTTTTTCTTTATGAGAGATGATCTTAATTTGTGATAAGAAGATTGGAGGTGGGTTTTCTACCTTACTTTTATCTAGTATTTTTACCAGTCCCCAGTCTTCCAATAGTTTTGCTATGGCATTCCTACGAGATAAATCATTCTCAGTAATATCTGTTGGTTTACCATCTAAAGCAAATAGTTCTTTGAAATGCACTATGTAATACCTGCTCTGTTTATGTAATATATGACAGGACTGGTAGAGAATCTTTTCTTTTTTGGAAGCTACACCGATACGTGTTAGAGTTTCACGGACCTTCAGGAAATCATCTTTTTCACCTAATGTAACTTCAACTAAATCTATAATTGAAATCATTACTTTGTCACTCCGCCTTTATTTGTTTTTGCTTTTATTTCAGCGATCTGTTCATCATTAAGAATACGCAAAGCTTCTTTGGCCTTCTCATTGGAGTAACCAAAATATTGTTTGACACATTCTATATCTTTGTTGACCTCTGATTTCTGCCACGGTTGAAATTTCCGTTTCATCGGTCTTATGGTATTTAGAAGATATGAATATTGTAAGTCCTTATCAAGACTAGGATTCTTATTTAATTCATTGACATACAGAATACAATCCATGTGGTACGACAAAGCTCG